AGTTTCTAATGTAGGAGTTAAAATAGGTTTTCAGTCTGTAACCTACAGAATATTTATCTTCTATGTTACCACTCATTAAGTCTAAAATAGGTTTTGCTTTAGATAATGAACCTTCAGCCATTCTTATCTGTGCATCAAACTTTGATAAATCTGATTTGTTCATCATCACACCTGTTTCTCTATAAGATGCACTTGCTAAAAATATATTTCTATTTGATGAACCTGTAACTGTACCAAAACTTGCTGATAAAGATTTCATATCTTTACCGTTGTATTGAGTATGAAAAACTATACCCATTTTTGCTCTTAAAATTCTTTTACCAATATCACTTGTAACTGGCATTGCATATGTAATAGTGTTAGGTGTAAATGACACCATCTTTTCACCATCAATTGAAATAGATTTAAGGTCGCCATCTGTAAACAATAGGTCACCTTGTAAGATGCCTTTGATGTTTAAACCTTTTAAGTATCTTAAACATACAGATAATTTTTTTGCAACTTCACCACTATGATTTTGAGAAATATCTCTTTCAGTGTAATTGATTTTTGGAGTTACATTGAATACTGATTTAGTACCGACAAAGAATTTGCCGTTTTCTGGATTGATACCACAGATTATAGCAGGCGCACCGTCCCATTTAACAGTGATGTTTGTACCACCACTTTGGCCGGCTAACATATTTCTAACAGACTTTAGGAAGTTTATTGCGTTATCACCACCTTTAGAACCACGGTTTATAATATCATCTTCTAAGTGTTCTAAGTGTGTGTTCTTATCCTGAGTCTGGAATCCTTTAAAACTAAACATTTTTCTCTCTCATTTTTGTCCATTATACTATAAAATAAGCGCTTTGGCAAGCACTTTTTTCAATCAATCCATCAACAAATATGCTTATATTTATAAGTTTTCTACTCTAGTTTCATATAAGGACCTGCAAATGAGGCCTTTGAAGCAGAATATAAGAATATATCTGTAATTACAGCGTCTTTTTTGGTCTTTGAAAGACCTTTAAATCTTTCAATCAATAACACACCAAGGTATTTTGAATATCTCCAAGGGTCATCTTTAGTCTTCCATCTTTGTTCAAATATCTTTTGAGTTTTAGGTAACCCTTTTACCTGTATTTTTTTACAAGCGTCATAAAATTCTTTATAATATGCTGGGTTTGGTGCCTTTGCCAATCTAGCAGAAACTTGACTATCTGGTAACTTCTTAATTTTGTGTTGAGATAAAATATAATTTAAAGGACCTAATGATACTTTACCTTGGTTTGCTGTTGCACCTTTACCCTCACCTTGCCAACCTGTAAGTGATGTACCACCAAAACTTCTAAATTGTATTTTACCTTTTGTGTGATTAATATAAACATCCATACTATCAAATATATCTGTCTTATTAGCAGCTACAACTGTTTCACCTGTATATTCAACTGTAAATTTTTTATCACTTATATTGTTTTCAGATACTTTGGCCGCACCTGCAATTTTCTTTAATGATACACCAACAATATCACCTGATTTGTAATACTTAATCATCATAGTATTTAAATTTTCTAGTGTTGTTGCTTTTGTAATTTGAGTTCTTACTGCATCTTTACCTTTTGTGGTAAAACAATATATGTCTGCTGGTGACCATTTGTTTAAATTACCAAATGCCTTTTCAACACCATTAATTCTTTTAAATGTACTTTCAATTAAATCAACTGTAGATGAACCTCTATGAAATTCAAATCTACTATTTTTAAACTTCTTTAATAATGCGTTTGCACCATTAATAGATGACTCGTGCCAATCTTTTGGCAAGTCAATCATATTTTCAAATTTTTCTGAAGTATCACAATACTCAAATGCTTTTGTGAAATCTTTTTTACTTATTTTTTGTTTAGTTGTAATTTGTTTTTTATACACATAGAATACTAAAGCTGCATATAAACATTGTGCTGATTCATTTCTTTCGGTTTCTTCAGCACCACCACCTGAACCGGAACCACCACCAAAATCTGGAGATTTAAATATATCTGATAACTTATATTCAACACCGTTACTACCTTTAAATAGGACTTTGCCTTTATAAGTTGTTTGTATTTCTTTTAAATTGCCTTTTAGAAATAGACCTTTGATGTCATTGTTCAGATAGTTTAACTTTACTTCTTTATTTGACCTATCAATAGTAAAATTTTCTTTTTCTTTTATTTTATATACAAGAACGGTCCACCTAGGAGTTGTTGTCTTAGGTAAATTTTTTTCTAAATCTGCAAAGGTTAATGCTGCCATTATTCTCTCCTTACACTATTTAGGTAGAGTTGGCAACTAGTTTTTTTCGATACTCATTTCAAGTTCTTTTAAAGCATCATAGATTTCATCAATCTTATCTTCAAATTCAATGTCTTTATTTACAATATGCAAACCATTTTCAAAGATATTATCTGATACTTTTAAATCACCTGACATTGTGTTTAATTGTTCTGATATTGGATTTTTTAATATGTGTGTAAAGATAGGTTTAACTTCAATATCTTTTATTTTCTTTAATGCATCAACAACTAAATCTCTTTTGCCGTGTAGAATACCTTGACATACTAAAGTCAAACCTTCCCAACTTGATACGCCTATTTCTTTTTGTGTATTAAAACAAGGTAGATTTCTCATTCTTGTTTTCCAATAATCACCATTATTGGTTCTACTTTCTTTAATCCTAGGCCAGTTTGATAGATGTTCTCCTGAAATATTATCTACCTTTACATCAAAACCAGGTGACACTGTAACATATGTATCTTTAAATTCATCCGTCTTTAAAAATTGTTTTTGATTATGGCCATCTTTAAACCACTTATGTGTTTCGTGGTCTTGCATCAAACCACCATTTCGTAAAGTTCTTAACCAGTTAGCATCATCTTGTGTCCTACAAACAATAACACCTTTACCTTGGTAATTAAATGTACCTAATTGACCAATAGTACCACAGTATTCATCTGAATCTGCAATAGAACCAAAACTTGTTGTTACATCTTCAATTAACATTAAGTCTTGTTCTCTAGCTACTTGTCTTATTCTATAATAGTCAGCTGAATTGCCTAAGTTATTGTAAACTAATATTGCTCTTGTATGTGGTGTCAATGCATCATAGATTTTATGTGCATCCATATTTAAGGTGTTCTCATCAATATCTACAATATTAAGTTTAAAACCTAAATGTTTTAATGGTAAGAATGTATGTGGTGGACAAATAGCGGGTACAATAATATCACCCTTAAAATATTTTTTGTCAAAACCATTAATTAAATACTTGTGTTCTAACATAGAGAACATCAACATATTTGCCATAAAAGGACTGTTTACTACAAATGCGTGTGCTACATTAAAATATTCTGCAAATTGTTTTTCAAATTCTTCAACATTTGTCATATCTATAGTTCCATAAAAATTTTGGTATACCTTCATTCTCTTGCCAAACTCTATGCTTAGATTGAAACTCGGCTAATTTTCGTGCATCTTCTTCAAAGAAAAACTTTGCTATAATATTTTCTGTAGGATGTTCTTTTACACACCACATAATTTTATTATTTTTCTTTTCAACTTCGGTAGTATAAATCAATTTAGATATTCCTTTCGCTGGTCTTCTATCACCTCTATGAAATCTTACTTTTTGTTTCTTTTTTGGCATATATTATATTTTAAAGTCACTAAACTTATTATAAGCATCCTCTTTTGCATCTACTTGGTTAGCGTCAACAATATTTTGACTTGATTGTTGTACATCATACAGTTTCATTTTAGCTCTGTCAACACCTACAATAAAGGCACGATTGACGCTAGGGTCATTGTATCTATTCTTTAACTGTTTAACTTTCATTTGACCTAATGCTTCAAGTTCTTCATTTGAAATTAAAGCAAACATAAAGTCAGCAGTTGCTGGTAGACCAAAACTTTCGGAAGTATCTTCTAGTCCAATATCTGTACTGACAAAACCAGTTCTTGTAGTCTGTGTTGCACTAAAGATAGGTACATTATGTTCTACAGCAAGACCACGCAATTCTTCAGCAATGGCCTTGATATAGAAATAGGAGCTAATATTACCACCTTTAAATCTGCTACTAGCACAAATATTAAGATAGTCTATGAAGATAACATCTGGTTTAAAACTTTTCTTTAATGCAAGTTCATTTATCAAAGCCTTAAAATGGCCAGCGTGAGCAGATGCTGTTGGATATTCTTTGATAATTAATTGACCTTGTGTCTTTTCTCTTAACTTAGATATTTTACCATTGTATAATTGCTGAGGCATATCGTGTAAATCTTCCATAGAAACATCAAGTAAGTTTGCATCTATTCTTTCAGCAATTCTTTCTTCAGCCATCTCTAAAGTGATATACAATACATTTAAACCTTGCAACAAATAACTTGCCGCCACATGACACATGAATAGGGATTTACCAACGCCTGTGCCTGCCAAGGCAATGTTCAAAGTTTTACTTGGAACACCACCCTTGGTTATTCTATTCATGTAATCAAGGTCAAACTGGTATCTTTTTTCTTTAGTATGATACCATTTAAATCGGTCTTCAGCATCTTCAATATAATCGTGGCCAACTGACTTGTCAAATGACACAGCCAATGCTTCAGATAAGATATGAGGTATTGCCTCAGGTGTTCTAGTCTTATCTTTCTTATCTAAGATTTTAATACCACTTAATACTGCATTGTGAACAGCACGCTCTTTACAAAACTTTTCAGTTGTATCTAACAACCATTGTATATCAGTATCTACCTTTTCAATACTGCCGATATACTCTTTAATTTTTTGGCTCTCTTCTTCATTAATATCTTTTCTTTGGCTAAGTTCAATGATGATTGATTCTTTTGTAGGTAGATTATTGTAATTATCAACAAACTTAAATACTTCATTAAATACTAATTGTTCAACTCTATTGTT